TCATTTCGGCAGAGATTGTGAGTACATAAACAGTTGTACTCTCAGTACGGAGTATCTTACCCGTCCATGTACTCCGGAGCAAGAAGATAAGATGGACTACCAAGTTAACATATCACTCAGCGATTTGATTGATTCACAAATGAGGAAATCATGACACATCTACACTATACTAGTCCAGTTCGTCATGTAATGAAACGATATCATCCAGCACAGATTCTTAACGCACTGGCAAGCGAAGGTATTGATCTAGCCAGGATTCGTGCAAAGAATGCAAGGTTTATCCGATCACACTTTAAGGAATTTCTTGGCACATTTCCTAAGTATTTGCTGGAAAGAATTGCTACTAAGTTAGATCGTGGAGATGTTAGGAAATGAAACTATCACTCAAAACTGCATCTAAATCTCACCGTGTTCTGGTATTTGGGCCACCTAAATCTGGTAAGACAGAGCTTGTTGGCAGGCTAGCTCAGAAATTCAAACTCCTTTGGTTCGATCTAGAAAACGGCATTGACACACTCAAGAAGCTACCAATCGAGCAACAAGAGCGTATCGAAGTTATCTCTCTCCCAGATACGCGGAGCTTTCCAATTGGCATTGAAACTTGTCTCAAAGCAATCAAAGGCGGAAAAGGAAGCATCTGCGAATTACATGGTAAATGGATATGCGCGACGTGTGCTAAAGAAGGTAATGTACGTACTGATATTGAGCTTGGTACTTTGGATCTTGATACTATCGTGGTTTTTGATTCCGTTACTCAGCTCACCAACAGTGCGATAGCTCATATTACTAAAAACCAGTCAGACGATTACAAGCTGACATATGATGATTGGGGGAATCTAGGCAAGCTCATGGATACATTCCTCTCGCATGTTCAGCAAGCAGGATTCCATGTAGTTTGTATCTCTCATGAGACAGAAGTAGAGATGGAAGATGGAAAACAGAAACTTGTCCCCACTGCAGGAACTAGAAACTTTAGCAGGAATACTGCAAAGTATTTCGATGAAGTTGTATACTGTGAGGTTAAGAATAAAAAGCATGTCGCAGCTTCCAGTACCACCTATTCCGGCAACATTCTTACAGGAAGTAGATCAGGAATTAGTCTCGAAACACAGGGAACTCCATCACTTATTCCAATATTTGAAAGACCAGATAGCAACAGCACAACCCCAAAAGTTAGTCCAACCGAAAATACCCCAGCTACTCAAGCCGCCGGTGATTTAAGCCGGCTATCTCAGTTACTTAAAAAGTCAGGAAGCTAGATGAAGAAACTGCAATTGATTGGCATTCATGGCAAAGCAGGGGCAGGTAAGGACACCATAGCAATCTATCTCAATGCATTCTACAAGGATGTTTGGGCAGAGAAATTTGCTGATCCTCTGAAAGATGCTTGCTCTCATGCATTCGGTATTCCTCGTGAATATTTCGATGATCCGGAATTGAAAGAAATAGTTAACACATATTGGAGTGTGTCTCCCAGACAGATTGCTCAGTTCGTAGGTACTGAGATGTTCAGAGATGGTGTTAGACAACTTCTTCCAAATGTTGGTAACGATTTCTGGGTTGAGCGACTCATCGGTAAACTTTCAGGACAGCTATTGCTAGAGAATGAAGGTGAATATTATGAGGGAGATACAATTGTTATCCCAGATGTGCGCTTTCAAAATGAGGTAGATTTTATCACCAATCGTGGTGGAGTAATTATTTGTGTAGAAAGGAGTGGACATGATGGCAATGTAGGTATTAGCGGACATTCATCAGAAGCTGGTGGTTTGAAAATTCCATCTAATCAATGGTACAAACTATTCAACAACGCAACAATCCCAGTCTTGTTAGAAAGTGTGGAAGGAATTCTTCGCACAATCGAAGCAACCAACGGCATTCAACTAACCCATATCTAGGAATTAGGAATCAAAATGAGCGACGCACTTGACGACATTCTCGACGGCAATCTTGACGATCTGTCTGATGTTCCTGAGTTTAAGCCTTTCCCGAACGGTGCCCACAAAGTTACCATTCACTTCGAGCGTAAGGAAGTTAACAAGCATCCTTGTGTTGAAGTCAAGATGAAAGCACTTGAGACTCTGGAATTGAATGATCCGGAGAAAGATCAGCCACTTGAGAAAGGCGCAGAAGGTTCTGTTCTTTACATGCTTGACAATGATATTGGTCAAGGTAAGTTCAAGGAACTAATGAAGCCTTTTGCTGCTCACTATGAGAAAACCAAGCTCAGCGAGTTGATGAAAGAAGGTAATGGCAATGAAGTAGCAGTTGTCATTAATCAACGTCCGAACAAGGATAAGACAGCGATGTACATGGATATTGTCAATCTTCAGATGGCCTGAGATGGCGTGATCCAGTAGTTATCTAATCCCTTGGCCTGTGGTTCACAAGACTGCGGGCCAATTAATTAGATAAGTAATGTGTACTCACACGGGCCGGTAGCTCATGATTGGTTAGAGCAGCGGACTCATAATCCGTTGGTAGTGTGTTCGACTCACACCCGGCCTACCAACTAAAGTTTTCTCAACCCACCAACTAAGGTGATTCTCATGAAACATAGTCTTGTATTTCTCGCAATTCTTGCAGCCTCATTTAGTGCTGGTGCAAATAATGATGGCATTCCAGTAGTTGCTCCAGCTCCAGGATATGTACGTCCGTTGGTAAATGTTAATACAAATCAAAGCGCAAGCAATTATGCAAATCTTAAAACTGAAGGTGACAGTTCGTCGGTATATGTCTTGCCTGCTCCAGTTTCTGCTGCAGCACTTCCAGGTTTTAACTGTCCTTCTGGTGATTCTATTAGCTTTAGCATTGGTTGGAACTTCTTTAGTTATGCTAGTAGCCGCACTCGAACAGAAATGGAGTGTCTGGATAAAGTGATTGTAGCGCAGAAAGTGATTGCAGAAATGAATGCGCCAGTGAGGTATGTTGGAATTGATGCACCGATGGCAGCAGAAGTGAAGAATGAAAAATTTGTTGTGAATGAGTGTCCGATTGTACATCAGGAACAATACGCTGCATGGCGTAATCAGATGAGCAAGAAGAAAGTTGTGAAGAAAGTTAAAGCTGGAGATTGCAAATGAAAGCATTCTATTACAATGGTGATCTATACATTCGTACCATTCCATCTAAGAATCTATTCCGTTCCACGATGGTCCATGAAGTGGTAAACCGTGGAGATATTTTTGCGGTGCGCGTAAAAGATGCTATTCTCACAATCATTCCAGGTGATGCACCTGTTGAGCACACAGAATTTCCAGAATTCGATCTAACATGACTATCACAAAGTGTCTATTCCTTGGAACAACTGAAGATAAGCAGTACGTACCTTATCTCAAGGGTATGTTCAATGGCTTGGACACTTTTGTTTCCACTCAACCGATGAAACTTCTCACAGAAGTGGAGATGTATTGTGTCCCAAAAGGAATCACTGGAGTCTGTACTACTAACACCGATATTCTTACCAAGCTCCTTGCAATTCAGGGAAACATTAAAGTTGACCCGAGCTTGGATGACTATGCTGGAAGCTTATTCACCTATCGAGGTATTGACATTGTATTCATCAATCCTCTCAAGCAGCTATTCACAGTTCCTTACGGGAAGTTCATTGCTGAAAGATTCATCAGTAAGATTGCAGCAGTAAATACTTGGGCCGAGCCATCGAGATTTGTATTCGATATCCCAAAACCAGGGCAAATGCAAGAGTTTTATGAAGCGTTTAGTCAAGCTTATGCAATTGCTGCGGACATTGAGACACTTAAGAAGCCACTTGCAATTAGGTGTATTGGATATACTGGTGTTTTTATCAGTAATTCTGGTGATATCACAACTCGGAGCATTGTATTTCCTATCGACTCTGAATTCCATCTCGCGTGGATGAGGAAGTTTAATGATCTCTCAGTTCAGAAAATTTTTCAAAACGGAAAGTATGACAATTCATACTTGCTCCGATATAATGCTCCAGTCCGAAACTGGCTTTGGGATACTGCGCATCTCTTTCATGCTTGGTATTCCGAGCTACCAAAAGATCTTGCTTTCCTTAATGCCTTCTTTCTACGCAAAGTGGTATATTGGAAAGACCTTGCAGAGACATCAGATTTACATGAGTACTATAGGTACTGCGCACTGGATACCTGGGCCACAGCAAACGTCTGGATTCAGCAACTCAGATCAATGCCAAACTGGGCCAGGCACAATTATACATTAGCATTTCCTCTTGTCTATCCTTGCCTACTTGCGGAAATGACAGGACTTAAGAGAGACCCGGAGAGATTGGTAGCTGCTAGAGCTGAGGCAGATGCATCTGTTGAAGTTAAGATTGCCTCGCTTAGAAAAGCAATAGGTAACGCAAACTTTAATCCTCGCTCGCCGAACCAAGTTCTTACTCTACTGAAAATTCTTGGGCACTCTGATATTCTTTCCACAGGTGAGAAGGAATTGCAGAAAGCTTGTTATGCTCACCCTCTTTCTGCAAGAATTCTTGAAGCCATTCTGGATCTTCGTGGCACTCTAAAACTAATCTCTCAATACTTACGGACTAATGATGACGCCAAACAAAGCGGTATCCATGCAGGCAAGGGTGGAGCTAAAGAATTCAATGGAACAATCCTTTATGCTCTTAATCCTCATGGCACGGATACAGGTAGGTTGGCAAGTCGTGAGCATCACTTCTGGTGCGGACTTCAAATACACAATATCCCAAGAGGCAAAGAGGTTAAACAAACTATTGTTGCTGCAGATGGATTCCTCTTTGGTGAAGCTGACCTTGAGCAAGCTGAATCTCGTGACACGGCGTACATTAGTGGAGATGAAGGACTCATTAAAGCTGTATCCGGAACACAAGATTTTCATTCAATTAATGCGGCCAGTTTTTTTGGAAAGCCTTATGAAGTCATTTACGATGACACAGCTAGGAAAACTAAGGATAAACCGCTACGAGATTTGTCTAAACGGGTCAATCATGGAGCGACCTACAACATGGGCAGTTTCGCACTCGTAGATACAATGGGTCTGAAACATATTTATAAAGCAAAGCAGCTATTGAATCTATCAATGAGTGATCCGATTAAAATTGCTGATTACCTACTAGGAAGATTCCATGCCACGTATCCCGAAATTCGAGGAACTCAAGCCCCATTCACAGCCGGAACCTATTACGCATCCGTCGTTACAGAGATTGCGGTTAGCAAACGACTTGTCTCAAGAGCTTTCCACCATACAGAGTATAACCTGGCACACTATATTCTAAATGAGTACATTGAAGCTGGAGATTGGACAAGATATTGCTTTGGCAAACCAGATAAGTCAAAACCTGCTCTTAATTCATACGTTGCTCATTGCCCTCAGAGTCTCAATGCAAGAACGCTTAACGAAGCTTGGATGAGAGTATTCTATGAGATTGCATTACCAAACCCGGTCGATTTCAGGCTTCACGCTCAGATTCACGACTCAATCTTTTTCGGATTCAGAGTTGGTAGAACAGACCTTGCAAATAAGGTCCGGGAATGTATGGAGATTCCTGTTACGGTCCGCAATGTACATGGAAATTACAGTACCTTCATCGTTCCTGCCGCATTAAAGATGGGAGCTGATGGTAAAGGTGCAAAATATTGGAGTGAAACAGAATGAGCATTGAACCAAAGCCACGTGTGCTTAAAGATTCTAACGCAGCTCTCTATTGTGATTACGTGGCTAAAAGCAAAGTTACAGATGAAGAAGCTTTTCGATTTACGCTTATGTGTATCATTGATGGCGGGTATACAGCTAGAGAAACTGCTGATAGACTAGTTGCAGCTGGTTTCATCGGCCACGAAACTGTAAAACAACTGCAAGTAATTGTTAGAAAAGGTATGGAACTAATTTCTACAGACATTCAGGGAAATATTCTTCATACAACTGCACTCAAACCTGAGGATTTGATTCCATGATACACACTGAAATTCATCGCGGTCCCGATAGCAAGATCAGAGAGATTAAACTCTCAGTAACTGCTATCTCGATTCCAGCTTTTACTGCTCTCCTGCATAAAGCACTTAACTGCTGGCCAGATGCGCCGAAAGAATTGAAAGACTTAGGTGATCTTGTGACTCATGGGTATATCACACAAGATCATACTTATAAACATGTTGGCGCAGCTTATACTCACTCCGGTGAATATACTGCTGCTGAACAGCTTGCAATGAAAGAGATTCGTGAGAAAGTTGGTGAACAGGAGTACCAAAGACTTCTGCTGGGAGCTAGGGTGGAGCTTACTAAGATGCTTAAAGAGTATAAGTTCTAGGAGTTCATGTGTCAGTTCAGGAGACTGATTTTTTCAGTCAATATCTTTCATACTGTTCCAATGCTGAGCCTCCTGCCATCTTTAATAGATGGGCTCTCATTGCATCTATCGGCGCCAAACTTGGACGGCAATACTATTTTGAGCATGGTCATTTCATTATACATCCTAATATGTATACCATGCTCATTGGCTCAGCAGGAACTAGAAAATCCTCAGCCATTAAGCTAGCTAAAAAACTACTCATAGCCTCAGATTATCAAACAATAGCAGCAGATAAAAGTACCAAAGAAAAGTTTTTGCTCGATCTATCTGGTGAAGAAGACCCAGCAGGATTTGATGGTAAGACAAATGGATTCGATGTACTGGAAGAAAATCTTTTTGGAGCAGGAGCTGACGATGATAAAGAAATCTTTATCATGGCTGATGAATTCAACGATTTTTTTGGTAACAACATTCTTGATTTCATCTCTTTGCTTGGCAATCTCTGGGATTATAGCGGCGATTATAAGTCCAGAATTAAGAACGGTAAATCTATTTCTATTCATAACCCTACTGTTTCTATCCTTGGCGGGAATACTCCTACGAATCTGGCATCTGCATTTCCCCCGGAATCGTTAGGTCAAGGATTCTTTTCACGGATATTGCTCATATATGGAGAACCAAATGGAAAACGAATCACATTCCCTAAACCACCTGACCCCAGCACTACAGAAAGAATTGTATCTCACCTTAGAGAGATTAAACAGAAAGTACAGGGCACCTGCAATCTTTCTTCTAAAGCAGAAGGAATACTTGATAGTATCTATCAGCGAAATTTACGAGTGGATGACGTACGGTTCGACGCTTATAGTAACAGAAGATTCAACCACCTCATTAAACTTTGCCTTATTGTTAGCGCAAGTAGATTATCTATCACAATTACAGAGCATGATGTCATCTATGCAAATACAATACTTACTCACGCTGAGCGCTTTATGCCAAAAGCGCTCGGACAATTTGGTAAAGCCAAAAACTCCGACGTAACACATAAAGTGTTAGAGGTAATTTCTTCTTCTGATCTGCCTCTATCACTCACTGAGATTTGGCTACATGTTTCCAATGACTTAGATAAGATTCACCAGTTGAGTGAAATCCTAGTGAATCTACGAGAAGCTGGAAAGATTCAATTTGCAAAAGAAGTTGGAGGATTCTTGCCGATCAGGAAGATAATAGAACAAAGCGATGATGAGTACGTGGATTTTTCCCTATTAACTGATGAAGAACGGAGTATGAGATCATGAGTTCACTTGGATATGTAGTTCTCCCGGCGCCTGGTGGAGCTAGTGAGACAATTCGTTATGATGTTTTTGTTGCTGGCCTATTTAAGAATATGTCTCCAGAGATGATGAAATTGCATTGTGCTCTTGGTGTCTGTGGAGAAGCTGGCGAGCTTGCTGATGCAATTAAAAAAGAAGTAATCTACTGCAAGGGCGAAGATGTAAATAACATTGTTGAAGAACTTGGAGATTTGGCATTTTACATGCAAGCTACCATGCAACGTTATGGTATTACTGAGCAACAAGTTCTTCAAGGTAACGCAGATAAGCTAGCTAAGCGATATGTCGGATTGAAATACTCTAATGTCGCAGCTATTGAAAGGGCAGATAAATCATGAAAGACTTAATAGATGTCCTTGATTATGGATTCGTTCGTCTTGTTGATCACATGGGTTCTGATCTTAGTATTGTACGTGCGGCTAGGGTATCTTACGATGCTGATTGGCGCACCGGCGAAGAGGAAGATAAGGATGCTAAGCTTATCAATTATCTTCTTCGTAATAAGCACACTTCTCCTTTTGAATCTGTCACATTCACTTTTGAAATAAAAGCTCCAATCTTTGTTCTTCGTCAGTGGCATCGTCATCGTACATGGAGTTACAATGAAATAAGTGCGCGATACGCAGAGTTGCCTGAAGAGTTCTATATTCCAATGGCTGAGCATATTGGACAACAAGCAGCTGGAAATAAACAGATGCGCACAGTAGAACAACATAATGATGCATTGTTGTTTAAAGATATGATGTATAAAGCAGACCTTGCAGCATTTAAAGCGTATAAAGATATGCTAACATTTGGGTGCCCAAGAGAATTGGCTAGAACTGTTCTTCCTTTGGCAACTTATTCTCGAATGTTCGCAACAGTTGATTTGCACAATCTATTTCATTTCCTCCGTCTCCGCATTCACGAGCATGCACAGTATGAGATTCGTGTTTATGCTGTAGCAATTCTAGAATTGATTGAGCAGATTGTACCAGTTAGCGTGAAAGCTTGGAAGGAGTCTCCGGTATGAGCCAAAAAAATTGTGCAGTAGTTATCTACCATCATCCTTGCACAGATGGATTCGCAGCAGCTTGGGCATTTAAGAAGTCCACATTTCCAGAGCTGTATAGACGTGTTAAATATGTTCCAACTAGCTACGGTGTCGGACTGAAAGATGTTCCAATGCTGGATGGATTTGTTAATGATGTATTCATTCTAGACTTCTCATTCTCTCGACAAGATACTGCGCTCATTGCTTCTCAAGTAGATAATGTATTGGTGCTAGATCATCACAAAACCGCACAAGTTGATCTAGAAAACTGGACGGATAAGCCAGATAATGTGCAGGTGATTTTCGACATGAATCGCTCTGGTGCAGGACTTGCTTGGGATTATTTCAATCTTGTCAGAGCCTCCAGACCGCAGATCATTAACTATGTAGAAGATCGTGATCTGTGGAAACATGTTCTTCATGCGTCTGTGGCAATGAATGCGCCAATCAAACTCATCCCATTTGGAAACTTTGATGAGTTTGATAAGCTAGCTGTACAAATCGAAACCGATCCTAGTGGAGTAATCGCTATGGGTCAATTGCTTGTTAAACAGAAAGATACATATGTCGAACAACTCGTCAAACTCGCCAGAGCCTGTAAGTTTGAAACAGCATCGAGAGTCTGGATCTCTGGACTCTGCGTCAACTGCACTTTCCAATTTGCTTCAGATGTTGGAAACGAGCTTGCCAAAATCTCTGGCACTTTTGGAGCAACTTATTACACAGATGCGACAGGAGCTACTAACTGGTCGCTTAGATCCATCGGAGACTTTGATGTTTCGGAAATTGCTAAAGCATTTGGTGGAGGTGGACACAAAAATGCGGCTGGTTTCAAACTTTTCCCAACTGATGAAGTAGAGAAAGAAGGAGTTAAAGTATGGGCGATCTCGGAAAATTAAATATTGAAATGTTTCCTTCTGAACTTATTGCTCTGAATGAGGAAACAGCTAAGCATCCAGAGTTAGGTAAGCTACTAGCTCAGCAAGACAATCGTGATGTATACATCATGCTTTGTGAGATTGCTGCATACTGTGGTGTTGTTCTAGAAGGAACATATACTCGTGAGGATGTGCTAGCAATCTGTGATAAATTGACAATGCATTTGCAAAAGATGAGAACCATTGTCATTATGCCAGATTTACCTTCAGAGAGTAATCTGAATGGTTAAACGATAGGCAAAAAATTAGCCCCTATGAAGGGGCTTTTTTACGTCTGTAAATTACTACAAACCTGTCAATCCTTTTAGATACGTTATGATTGGCGTATCATTATCTGTCAATGTATTGTTATGCACATCGAACGAGCGAATAAATCTGTCTTGATTATTTCTATCATTCGAGAAAGCAACAAACAGATTTATACACTGAGACAGCACATTTGGATGTTTAAGATTGTTATCTACAACATATTGAACAATTTCTTGTCCAACTGTTCCTTTGTAGATACTAGCCATCTTATCACTGAATCTTGCAAACCTAGTTTGATTTGCAAAGTAATACAGATTGTTAGTAGCTATGCTTGCTCTACTAGATGGAGAAGCACCACCTGCATCAGCAGTGTAATCTGCAAGAGTTAGATAACAATAAACACTAGTTCCAGTTTTTCTTACGTAGAAAAAGCCAGGGAAAGTTACTCCAACTACACATCCTTGGTTCGGAGTTATGAGTAAATCACCATCAGTTATCCAGCCTACGCCGTCTGTTGCAAAGCTAACTGTTTTTGCAGCAACGTTTCCTAGTCCAAAGAAGGATGCAGCACGATTAGCAAAGCTGTAGTTAATGACATTATAGGTTCCAGCAACTACTGTTGCTCTACTTCCAGGTGATCCTCCAGCAATGTCTGCATTGTAGTTTGCAAGACTGGTGTAGCAATATAGACTAGTTGTGCCAGTTCTTCGCACATAGAAAGGAGCACCAGCTGCTACTCCAGATACAGGACTTCCTTGGTTTGGTGCAGATGCTTGATTGCCTGGATATATCCAAAAGTTATCAGGAAAATCTAGTGTGTTTGTTCCAGTATTTCCTGTACCGATGTTGATACTTGTGCCAGCATCATGCTTATCCCAGAAATCATGGCAAGCACCTTCGTAAGTAGTTATCTTACCAGTGTATCCACGGGAACGGTAGTTAGCAATTCCAGGAAGATAATTTACTGTACGATTGTTATCAATGTCTGTAATCCAAGCAGCTTTACAAACTGCATCAGTCTGTCCTCCGAAATCATCTATGATTCTTTGCTTGATCGGAGAAGCATTGTAGCTGTAGAAATACCAGGTGAATGCTAGCTCACCATCTGGGCGGCCAGTGCCAGGATTCATAAGTGCGAGCGCTGTGGCACCTCCGTATAGATTACTTACAGTAGTATCTCTGTAATGAATCCAAGCTGCCATGAATGCATAGAAATCTGTCTGCACTCCTACAGTTCTAACTACTCGAGAAATTCCAAACTCTGTTTCTGCAAGACTCCAACATCTGAATGCATGTTGCATATAAGATGCAGTAAGTCGATCGTTAAATGCAGAAGAAGGAGAGTTATTTAGATCTACAACAGTCAGCCCAATATAATCAGTTGTGCCAAGTGGATCGTAGTTTTGGAAGCCAGAATTCCAAGCTTCATTGATACCTTCGCAATGAATCTTTCTTGTACCTGAAGGCTCCACAGCTTTAACTCGCTGATAGAAGTTTGACATTGCAGCATTAGTTGCTGTTCTTGCCATTGTCAACCACAAGCCGACAGTGCTTGCAAGTTTAGATCCTATCCAACCAATAACTTCAGGAGGTGCGCCTCTTGTGGGTCTAGTATAGCTTTGATGTGCTAGAGTAGTCCAATCAGCTGCATTAACTACGTTGCTTGTATTCGTAGCTTGCATATCCAAGAAACGTACTGAATGCAAGTACGGCCAAGATTGCAGCTCAGCAACAAAATCAGGATGAAGAGGATCTCCTGCAAGCAAAGCAGTTTCGTGAGTGGTATGGTAAATTTTAATTGCATCAGCACCAGCAGTTGACCCACTTGAGTTAACCACTGTGAGGAACATGTCATAGGCTACATTGCCATTTGGAATGTCAAATGTAGTTGTACTTGTTCCAATGTTAACAACAACGTTAGTTATGCCAGAGCCAGAAACACTTACAGAACAACCACCTGCTCCAGTAGCTGTCCAAGTAATCTTATACGAACCAGGCTTAACTTTTGCTACACTGCGAACATTTTCAAGAGAATAGTAAACTAGCAGTGTGCAGTTAGTTCCAGCAGCTAGCGCTGAAGGAAAGTGATTTGCATTGAGTATTGGATTGGTTGTAGGAATGCCACCGGGAAAAGCAGCAGAAGTCCAAAGATTGCTGGTATGCTTAATAAGATCAGCATAGGCAAAAACACCATTGTACTGATCTATGCCTGGCAGATTAAAAGCAGCTCTTAGTCCAGTGCTTCCACCGCCTCCACCACCGCTACCTGCGCCGCCAAATCTCTTTCCTCGATTCTTCCCACCTAGTTTAACATAACCTAGTTGGCTATATTTTGAGCTGCTCATAATATCAACGCTCCACAAGTGCAGACAGTCTGTGAACAGTAACTGTTTTAGTCTGCAAAGCAGGTCTGCTAAGTTTAATGGTAATAGAAGCACCAGCAGTAAGAGAAGAAACAGTCACAGACTGGTAAAGACCGTTAGTTGGCCCAACATATGGATTACCAAAATTAGGCCAAATTCTTACAGTAGTATTACTGGTGCGCTCTACTTGGATCCAATAATCCAATGACCTGTTATTTGTATCAAACGTACAAGTATAAATATCTGTACCATTCAACTGAAGTACTGGGAAGCTAGCTTCTGCAGCTTCTGCTCCGCCAGATATTCTGACAAATACAGTTGCCATATCTCCATCTGAAAGCAGCGGAGAAAGATCAATTGTGGCAAGAACTCCAGAGACTCCAGAAGTAAATGGAGCTACAAAGTTTCCAACTGATTTAACAGATGCAACATTACTACTACCGCCAACAGTAATTGTTGCACTGATTGATCGAATGGTATTTGCAGAAACTCTTTGCAGCTGAACACGTTTACCAACTGCAGTAGCACTATTTATGCTAGCACCATCAGTTGCAATAAGTGTACCTGTGCCCGCAATAACTGTAAATGTGCCAGCCCCTATTGCTTGAATGTCGTAGTAATCAGAATCAGCAAGCCCAGAAGTTGCATCATTGTTGTGAGTAAACACAACGCCTGCAGTATCTACAAGAAGCAACTTATTTGCATGAGTTGCGGCAACAAGAGAGACGCTGCCAGAAACAATCAAGCCGCCCAAGATGCGAGCAATAGCAGCACTAGCTGCAATGTTAGCTTCACCTGCTGGAGAAAGAGTTACATCAAAATCTGCTGCAACAAAATCCAAAGTATCTGCAGCAGTAACTACAGTAGCATCACCTTCCTGAACTACTAGACTTGTACCAGTTCCAGCGTCTGCTGCATTCTCCCATCTGCTAGTACCGGAATTGTATTTCAGCACCTGAGTATTAGCTGGTGCAGTAATAACTACATCAGATAGATCATCTAATGCACCAACGCCAGAAGGACCTGGAGGACCAGGAACACCAGGAGCGCCATTAGTTCCATTAGTTCCTGCAGGACCAGCTGGACCAGTGCCAATTAAATATACAACACCTGCAGGAGATATTGCATATGGACCAGATCCATCAGTGAAGTAGTAAAATCCAGAATATGGATTGAGAGCATAACCAGCCGGAATTGTCATGAAATTTCCTATTAAGGATTGATTGCAGTCATGAGACCTTGAACTGTTCCTACGTTCACAGCAAAAGGCCCAGAATTATCTGAGATCTTATACCACAAACCATTGGTACCTTTTTTATAATTTGCAACTATTGCAGAGATAAGTACTCCACTGCCGAGAAATTCTATAGCACCACCAGCAGTCATGCGAAATGGTCCATAGCCTTGTCCACTAGTTGTTTCAAATATCCAACCCTGTGGATTTATTGCATATCCTGCAGGTAGCGGCATAATTAGTTTCCTACACCAAGAAGTGTTAAAGAGTTAGGACTGGAGCCAGAAGCGCCTGAGCCAGCTGGCTCAAATGACATAGCTCCAGTACCTGAGAAGTCTATGTTACCTCCAGAAGATACAGTGTTAACTGCACTTAAAGGAGCTGCTCCGGAAAAATTCATTTGGCCGCCTGAGTTTAATTGTAATGTATACAAAATTCCAGAAGCTCCTGTAAATGTTAATTGTCCAGAAGCTGTAATTGTGTATACAGAAGTTGTTATTAATGCGGCAGTGCCAGAAAATACTACCGATCCTGAAGCCAACAATGTGTGAACATTTGAAAATCCTGTAGTGCCAGCAAAAACTAAACTACCTCCAGCACTAAGAACAAAAATACGAAGCAAAGTTAATGGAGCAGTGCCAGAAAATACTATTGAACCAGAGACAGGAATTTGCGCAACTACTGAATACACTGCAGCACCAGAAAATGACATTACTCCTGAAGCTGCTAGAACTGCTGTGATGCCTAAAGACGCAGCACCAGAAAATACAAAAGTTCCTCCAGAGTCAAGAGTATAATTTGCTGTACTTGTTGCTCGAAAAAGCGCAAGTAAAGTCATGCTGCTGTGTATTCAGACCACTTGCATGTAACTACATACATGTCAGTTATAGGATTCTG